GACTTCGTAAATTACCTGGCGGAGATTCTCACTGTCCAGCCAGGTTTCAATTTTGCTGTACGGCAGGCGTAATTCCTTAAGTTTGCCCTCTACAAGTTTCTCGGTAACAGGATCTTTTTTTGCGGTGTAAAGTTCTATCTGGTAAAAGCCTGCTTCTACATAATTTTGATTGTCGGCTATTATGTCACCGGAATAAACAAACTGGTAAGTAATGAAAGGTGGAATAACTGGTTGGGTAAATTCTCCGTATGCAATCGGCAGCCCAAGGGTTTTCAAGGCTTGATATAATTCTGCTTGCGTCATGTTCCACCACCGTTCCTGATAATTCTCTTGATGTGATCCGGCAGCGCCGCCCCGTATTTCTCATATGCGGGCCGCAAATGGGGATAAGCAGGCACCCTGCCCCCGCCCCGCTTGGCGTGGCCAAATTCAAGCAGATGGACCCGGCGGTAGTGCTTCCGATTCCAGATAACACGTTTGGTTTTACCGTATTCGTCTTGCTTGGTTTTGGTAAAGGTTTTGGCATATTCCCCGGTCCGCTTGGGTGCAAGATTCTTTGTTTCCCGCAGGACCTGGTCGGCCACCTCATCAACTTTTTTCTCGATGGCGGCGGAAACGTCTTCGGTGTATTCCCGAATAGCATCTACAATTGCATTTGCAAGCTGGTCGATTGAGACGTTAGCCATCGGCGGCCACCCTTTCGCAGGAAAGACGGGTCTTTTCGCCCCGGGTTTCTGTCCTGATTATGTGATATGTGATGCCGTTATGCTTCAGTTTTTCCTCGCCCTGGTATTCAAATGAATAAATCTCAAATTGTTTGGCGGGGCGTAGACCGGTCAGGGCGGCGTTGTAGAATTCGCTGGAGGTGATCGAAAATTCATTAGCGTAGACTTTGCGCTCAGTTACTGTTTCAACAGGGTTCCCTATCTCGTCATAGTCAACAGTGACGCTGAGTAGGTAAATTACTTCTTTAAACCGCATTTAGCGCCACCTCCACGGTCTTGGAGCCGTCGACATAGATGCTGCCGGTAACGGTTTGGTAGCCGTTCTTTGATATCACATAATCAAAGTCAATCCCGATTTTTGTAGTGGTGAATACGGCTATACCTTGGGAGTTGGTCAGCTTGCTTATGCCGCCGGCTGTGATGGTTGCCTCGTCCACCGGCTGCCCCCCTGCAGTCACCGTAAAGGTGACAGTATGGGAGTTGTAATCCTCGGCAAGGCTCAAATGCTGCTTAAGCAAATCATACGCCCTGGCAAACCGGTCTGCATCCGGATTATCATAGCCGAAATGCGCTTTGCAATAAGTGACGACGGCCCGCTTTATCAGCGGGTCCGTCGTGCTTTGGGCTTTTTCAGGGATGACGCCGGACAGAATCAAGTCGGCTATGGCGGCGTCGATTAAGCCCTGGATCTCGGCATCGAATTCGTTCGTGGTCACCCGCAAAGCCGGCTTAACTTCTGCCAGCATTCAGATCACCTCTTAAGCTCCTTTCTTGATAAGCACAACACCGTTCTTATCTGCCAGTTTTCCATCGCAGATCATGGTGGCCTTGCTGATCCACTCGTCGGTGTTCTCGTCGAAGTACCTGCGATAGGTCAACTGCATGTTGGAGTTCACCAGGTAATCACTCAAGCGGCAGATGATGGCCACTACTTCGCCGGCTGCAGCATCGTCGATAGAAGGCAGGTATTCCTCGACCGGGATGACCTCTTTGCCTAGGAAACGCTCCTGCTGGGTTCCATCGAGACCGAAGGTCACCCGGGCAATCGGCTGGCCGGTGGTGTCCACCATGCCCACGATATACTTGTTCCAATCAGCATCGTTCATAATGATGACTGCACCACGGCGATATGCCCGCGGCATCTTGGCCAACAGACCCGTCCAGGTATCGTATTTACCAAAGTCAGCAATGCTGGCCGAAGGAATTTCTACAATCTGCGCAGCGGGAATGCCGGTATCCGCGGCAATGCCAAGGGGCTGGCCGGTGCCGATGCCGGAGATGATGGCTTGCTCCAGGGCTTTGATCATGGCCTCGTAAATATTATTAGAGACAACAGATTCAAACACAGGCAGGGCTACAGTCCCTGCTACAAGTTCAACAGCAACCCGGCACTGGAGCTTGTGATAACTGAAAGCGATATTGGCGTTAACAGTCTTCTTCTGTTTATCGGCCATCGTTCCGGCAGCTACCCAGGTTGCAGTGGGCTTGACGCTAGATACGGGGATTTCTACGCCACCCTGCACACTGGTCTTGGACACCCTGGCCCAGATCTGGCCATACTCATCCATCTTCTCGACGATCCGGTCTAGGATGGTCGTCGGAATTACGGCACCTATATCAGCTACTCCGGTAGTTGCATCGGCCCGGAATTCCAGGATATCGGATTTCACGCCGCGGGTAACATAATCCATAAACGCCCGACGGTACTCCAGGCTCGCAAATTTATCTTCCGTACGGTTTTCGGGCTTCTCAGCGGTAGTAGCAATAACCCTGGCCTGCACGGTTCCGGTCTGGATCTCCTTGGCAACATCAAGACGTGCCCGGAGTTCTTTTTCCTCGGCTTCCAAGGCCTTCAGTTCTTCGTTAATCTTATCCAGGTCTATCTTTTGATCGCTTTCAAGTAGATTACGGATTTCAACCTTTCGGGCATTAATCTCGGCAAGTCTTTTCTCGATTCCCATTTTGTAATTCCCCTTTCTCAAAGATATGTTCTAATAATGAGCCGCTTCCGCAATTCCTCAGCAGCCTCCGCCGCCCGGCGCTCGGCCTCCGCCTGCGCCTCGAAAAAGCTTCTCGCGGAAAGCGATGTATCTGAATATGCCGGGGTATCCACCGCCGACACATCCCAGATGCGCTTAAATTTTGTAATAGTGCGGGTTCTAGTATCCTTGTCGTAAGAATCATCGGATACAGTAAAGGCAAAACTCATCTTGTCGATGTCCCCGCGTTTAATCAACTCATACAAGTCCCTGCCTGCTGTCGTATTGGCCAACTTTGCCCGGATTAAAAGGCCTTGGTCATCCGGAATAAGTTCAAGGGTCTTGTTTCTGGTCCTGGCCATGACCATGACTGCATCGCTATGGTTGTATTTGAAGGGCACATCTTTTAAGTCTGCACCGTCAAGGGCTCCCCGGGCTATAACCTCATAATATTTAAGACCATCTATCTCATACATCAAAGCCGGGCTGTCGTAAACAATGGCCCGACCTTCGACTATCATTTCTTCCTGTCCCGGTTCCAGCGCCCTGATTTCCGCCAGGCGGATTTCCTTTTTGGCCGTCTCCAATTTTCTCTCGCCTCCCTCCTTAAATTGCACCATGCAGACTGCATATCTCTGCTTTTCGTCGGGATATTCAGATACCATTGTTTTATCGGCCATATCCCTCGTTTCCAGCAGTCTTATTTTGGTTTTCGCTTTGAACATCTTCTCCCAATTGATATAAGTTTTGTTTATCTGCTTGGACATAGTTAAGAGACACTAATCTCTTGTCTCCATCTTCAACAGGTGCCAGGTTGAAAATTTCTCTTGCCTCATTGATAGTTAATAATCCCATCGGCATCATTTTCTCAACCATCGCTACTTTAGTTGTCACGCTAGCGTATTGCAGGCGGTTAGCCTCAAAGATTATTTCATTTCCGAATCCCCGTTCCCGTTCAGTGAAAAGTTTTGAAGTGAATTCAAGACTCATCTGTACAGCCAGGGGTTCGATAGTTCCTTCATAAAACGCTGCCCATTCTTCTTCGCTATACTTGCCCATGATGATGTTCTCATTGACCCCGAAGTATCTGTAAACCGCATCCCGCAATTCTTTCATCTGCGCGGCATTCACCATTTTAGGCTCGTTATTGAGCGGGATGTACTCGGCCTTCGCATCCAGAGCCGCAATGCCGCCAGTATTCTGCATTGTCATGTATTCTGCTACAAACCGATCACGGTTGGCCTTGATGTCACTCTCTTTCAGCATCCCCTGGTATTTGATAATGCCGCGGAGGTTGGCCGATGTTTTAACTGCCTGGGCCAGGCCTTCGTTGGTGGTATGTATAGCTTCCAAAGTCGCATTAATCGGCCGGTTCGCTTCGCCCAAAAGGTCATTGGCATAATAGTGCCTGCGTAAATGGATTACTTCGGAATAGGGCAGTACCAAGCTTTCACCATCGAAGAAATGGAACTTGATATATATCGTTTTGGTGTTATCCTCCACAAACTCTGCCAATACGCAGTTAATTGGCCAGACAGCAGCAAGGTTGACGCCGTCCCAGAGCGGGTAGGCAAAGGCATTGTTGTCAATCATCAAGGTGGTGATCAGCCGGTAAAGAAAATCATAGGCGCTCATATTCGGATTCGGCCTCACTTGGAGAATGCGCTCTATCTGACCGCCGACAGGGATGATTTGGCCATCCACCCGCCGGATATGCTTGGCTTTTAACTTGGCTGCATTCCGGGCAATGGCGTCTACGGCAGACCGGACCACGTCAGCCTCATAAGGCTTATTGTTCCAGGGAGTGAAAATAGGCGTATATCCCGAAAGCATGCGAAGCTGGGTCAAGGGGCGCCGGTCACGGAAAACCCCGAATATTTTCTGGAATAAGCTGCGTTTTTCGGCCACTTCATCACCACCCTATCAGGCCTTTATAGTCCTCCAGTTTCCCGACAAACACGGTGTAGGCTATCAACAGAGCAACGGCAGGATCTATGCGCTGCCGTTGGTTCTTACCCTTGATCGGCCTGATGTTTTCGTTCTTATCGACTTCGACCGCCACATTGGTCAAGGCCCACTTCACCAACGGGTTGTTGTTGTAGTTGATCCTCTTGCCGGCCAGATCCGCCTTTAGCTCCTTCATGGGCGCCGACAAGGTCTTAGCCCCCATAATCACCGGCAAAAGGTTATCCTTGTTTTTGTAGCCCAGGCGGTTCTCCATGTCCTCTACCCAGGCCGGGGAGTTCCAGGAGTCATAACCGCACCAAAAGGCGATCAGACCGAGCTCCTCTTTCACCTGGATAAACCAGTCGGTAACATACCGGTAATCAACCTTATTGCCCGGGCAAAGGGTGATCAGCCCCCGCTCGGCCCATTTATCGTAGGGGACTTTATCCTCTTTGCTGCGCTGCTCAATGGTATCCGCCGGCATAAAGCCCTGGCTAATTAGGTGTTTCTGGTCGCTTCCGGGTTTCATCACCAGGATGCCGGCAGCGCATAAGTCGGTAGTGGCGCCGAGGTCAACGCCACCAATACCGTAACAGTCGCGCACTTCCTCAACTTTGAAAGTTGCCTCGTTATTAGCCTCATCAAAGGTTAGCCACGCGCCGGCAACAGTCTCCCGAATGTTAAAGTCTTTGGTCAGTACCGTGGGCAGGAAATTGCTGTCGTGCTTGGCCCGTTCCACGTTGGCCGCCAGGTCATCATAGTTTTTGATTGTGCCCAGGCCGGGGTTCGCCTTCTCCCAACACCGGAAGTCGGTCCATTCGGACCGGTCGTCCAGCTCGTAAATGAAGGCTAGAAACCTCTCGTCCTCAATAACTCCATCTAGCACCTTGCAGGCATAGTCGTATATGTCATCAAAGATGCACTCCCGGACAAAGCCGGCGGTTGTGATCATGCTGAGCAGCGGCTGCTCCCTGGCGGCCATGGACTGCTTCATCACGTCGTACAGGTTGCGGTCCTTGATAGCATGGAGCTCGTCAATGATTACCGCGTGGCTGTTTAGGCCGTCCATGCTGTTGCTGTCGCTGGCCAGCGGTTCCATCTTGCTAAAGGTTACCGGGAAGTACAGGTCGCTCTTGCGTTTCTTAACGTGCTTGCTGATCGCCGGGGACTGCGACCGCATGTTGGAGGCCTCGGTGAATACGATCCTGGACTGGTCCTTTTTCGTGGCCACCGAGTAGACCTCGGCGCCGCCCTCACCGTCCCCCACCAGCATGTATAAGCCCAGGCCGGCCATTTCGGTTGACTTGCCGTTCTTGCGGCCAATGCAGGTAAGCACTTCCCGGCACCGGCGCAGGCCTGTCTCCTTGTGGACGAAGCCGAAAATAGCCTGGAGTTTAGCTTTCTGAAAGAGTTCCAACTTAACAGGCTTCCCGATCCATTTCCCTTTACTGTGTTTGCAGAACCGCTCAATGAACTCAATAGGCTGATTTGCCCGCTCCAAATCAAAAACCCACGGGTCACGTGGGTTGCGGAGTTCGCTAACTAGTTTCTCATACTGCTGCCTCAGCCGCTTGCAGGCTACAATCTCCCCGGACTGGATCTTGTCCCAGTATTCCAGGATATAATTTGGGGAGGTCATTTCCTCGCCTTCTTTACGAAGGCCATCAACTCATCAGCAGCGTCTTTGCTCTTGTCTTCCGGGAGCAAGTCAAAGAGTTGCTTGCAGACTGCCACATAGTTTCTGATCATCGCATTGTACGTCTTCGCCGCCGGGTGCTCCCGGAGCATCCGCTGTTCTCCTTGCTCGAAAAGGTCTACGGCGCCATCGTTATCGAGGATCTCCTGAAGTTCTGCCAGGGTAGCAACCATGAACGCCGCCTGTTGCTTAAGACCTTCGACCAATTTTTTCCTATCGTCCGGCAAGCTCTTGAATATCCGGTCAAGTTTGTTGATCTCCTTTTTTCTCAGCTTTTCTTTTTGCTCTCTGTCCATGGTTTCACCCCGCTTTAGCCCCCCCTCGTTTAGAATTTCATTCCGAGGTTTTTGAAGCTTCCCAGCCCGGTCCCCAGGGCTCTAGCCCCATTTTCCGACCGGGGGGGCTATTTCTATCGGGTTCCAATCAGAATCAAATATATGCCCATATATATCCAGCATGAGTTTTAGCTAAACCTTGTACGCAATTTGAAACCGCATTTGGATTAAAACCAAATTTCTTAGCTTCCACTATGCCATTCAATAATATTTCATTTTGGCCATCTGCCGCCTCTTGTCGGGAGCTACCCTATTCTCATGTAAATTTATTTTTTAACTAAATTACCTTCATCGTCAAACATGGTTTCTTCGCTTGTGCTACTTAATCCATGAATTGAGTTATGGCACGGTATGCATAGAAGCTCTAGTAGATCCCAATTCAACGTTACTTCAGTGTTATTTATATTCGCTGGTGTTAACTTTATCTTATGGTGCACTATTTCACCTGGCCTGGCGCATCGCTCACATAACCCATACTGACTAATAAAGTAAGCGTCCCGGCATTCCTGCCAGGCCCTAGATTTATAGAACCACTCTGCCCAATGCTTCATGTCTCTACCCCAAAAAGAAAAGAGCCCGGAGGCTCTATTTTAAAGTTTTATCCATTCTCTCAATTCTTTGGCAACTGCATAGGATTTAGCAAAAATATTATTATCTTTTAAGTATTTTCGCCCTAGCAATGTTATTTTTGCCCTGTTAATATGAACTATATCATAATCTCTGTTTCCATTTTTTATTATATCAATTCCTTCAATAAGTCCTGCGTTTTTCATGTCGAGAATTATATTTGTCCATTTCTTTTCTGATATACCAAATGCTTCATGGCCTACATCTTTACTAAAGTTCGGGTTCTGTTCGTCCTCATCCATTGCTTTTGCAAACCGTCTAAGTATTGCATACATTACTTTTTCGACCGAGATGTTTTTCACCTAATTACCCCCCTTCCCCCGTTTTCTCACTTCTTCAACGGAAAGGGAGCATTTTCCTGCAACAAAGCCGCCCTCCCGGACGGCTCCTTTAGTATATATTGTAAATCATTTTTGCGGAAAAGTTGTCGCAAGTTTGTCGCAGGTTTTACTTGGCTATAGGAACCTTCAATTTTATTAACCTCGCTCCGCTATATATTCCCTTAATCTTGGCCCCATCTTTTCCTCTGGTGTAGTTGGCCACCATGCACCAACAAAATTTTCATTCACCTTGGCTTTTGCGATAAAGGCCCAATCTGCCATTTTCCCACATCTTGGGCATTTCGTTTTATTGCCGCGCGGTTCTGTACGTCTATATTGCGTATATTGGCCGCACCCATAATGAAATACCCGTATTTTTACACCTGGAACTAACATGGACTTTACCTCCCCTCCTCAATACCACCCCAGCCTTTCAGCCACACCATACACAAACCCACTCCTGTACCGATGAAATGTCGCCCTATCTACCGCCAGTATTTCCGCCATCTCATCCGGTGACATGTCGAACCTATTCCTACCTTCCATCAGCGCCCGTATCTCTGCCGGTGGTTCCCACCCAATAGCCAGGCCGTACTTCACCCACACCACCCGCCGGGCCTCTTCCTTCGCCCGGACGTAAGTCTCAGCAATCGCTTGGGTTATCCGCTCCATTTCCCGCAAAAGCAGGCTGTCTGCCAGCTTCGTCGCCCGGCGCTCCACTTTGCTTGTCGTATACCCACCGCCTGCGGCCAGGCCCATTTCCTCCTGCCGCCCGGCCAGGATTATATCCGCCCTCAGTTCCTGCATAGTTTTCAATGTATCATGATAAGCGTATATCTCAGCCTCAATATGTCTGTATGTGGCACGTTTGAGCTTCAATTTACCCCATCCCCCCCTGGACATAGTTACTATATCTTGGTAATATTGAATTGCATAATTCTCTATGCCCCGGAAACGGGGATTTTTATTTTCATCTTCAGACTCCGAACCTCTTCCTCACCCACACGCTGATCCTGCTCATCTCCCCGTCCTCGTGCCGGATCTCCCAGAACGTATACACCGTGTCACACCGCATACAGCGCCAGGCCACTTTATCAGGCTGGCCATAATAAACTTTGTGCATTTGCTCGCCGCCGCAGGATTTGCGCGGGCAAATCATCGACTCCCCAAGGCAACCGCCCCCTTTTTCTCCCCGTACAGCCCCATCGGGCAGTCCCAGACCAGGTCAGGATATCTAACCTGCTTGTCCATGGCCGCGCACCTGTCTTT